CGGCTGAAATCTATATTATATTTATATTGAAATTCTACTACATTTCCTCTAAATATTTGTTTTAATTCCTTATTAGGAATTAACTTGATTATATCAGTTAATACTTTATTATTTAGTCCCATTAGTTGTAAAGCTATATATATAGTTTTTTCCATATTACTCCCCCCTTTTCAATTTAATAAATTCCCTATAATATAAAATTCAACTATAGATAATAAATTCCTTCACAAATAAAAAAATAAGGTACTCCCATTATAGAAGTCCCCTTAAAAATTTAATATCTTATATATTTAGCATATACATATCCACCATGTGGAGGATAATAAATGTGTATCCAATCTCCTTCTTTTCTATATAATTGTACTTTTGCTCCATTAGGTAAAGCGCCTAATATTTTAGAAGATGTAGATTTCTTTTCCCTAACATTTACACCGCTTGGTGTATTTATAGTACCTATTTTACCATCTAAATTAACCCAGCCACTATTGTTGCCTGTTGGCTTGCTTGGTGCAGGTGTTACATTAGAAGATGTCCCTAAAACACCATTTACTATTGCTTTAGCAATTCCATTCATTCCATATTTATTAAGTATAGCCACATCTCCAGAACTATCTATAAAACATGCTTCTATATAAATTGTTTTGGCTTTAGTTCTTTTAGTTAACGCTAAAGGTTGATCTTTAATCCCTCTATTTCTAAATCCTAAATTATTTAATTGCTTTAATACTCTATCTGCTTCTACTAAATACTTGCCACTATAAGTATACACTTCTGATCCATAACCACCTACTGTAGTATTAAAATGTATACAAATATTTAAATCTGCATTTACTGAATTACATAAAGCTACTTGTTTATTTAAGCTTTCTTGTAACGTTGATGCATAATCAACCCTACATATATTGGTTCTATGTCCCCTACCTCTTAATTCTTTATCTATTTCTACTATTAGTTGCCTTGTTAAAACTTCCTCTTTTAATCCATTTATCCCTCTAGTTCCTACATCGCCACCGCTTAATGTGTGCCCTGGATTCAAATTAAATAACATATTAAAATTACCTCCTAAAATTTAATATAATAATATAAAAAGAACAGGTGTTAATCCTGCTCTTTAATTTCTTTCTTATTTCCTTGTTTTAATTGTTCTAAAGCATTTTGCATTGCTGGTGGAAATTCTACCCCACACTTACCTATATTCTCTATTATACTTAACCCCTCATTGGCTATATAGAAATATGCTATTAATGTTCTAAAAACCCATGTTCCATCATTTAAAAGCCTATCTAATAATACTCCCATTATTAAAACTAATAGTATTGTGCATTTTCTTAATATGCCTTTAAATCCTACTTTACTATTTAATTGTTTGTTTATGGCAGAAGATATCATCCCAGTAGAATAATCTATAACCATAAAACCAATTAATACAACTAAAGCTGTATCCCATGCACCAAAAATATAAGTAAATGCTGTTCCTGCTCCCGCTATAATACCATTAAAAATATTTTCTTTACTCATTTTACACCTTCTTTTAATAATTAGTTATAATTAATTCTTTATATTTTCCTCTCCCTTTTTTATCCTTTGATATTGAATAATTAACCTCTACTTCCTTTACATTGAATCCTTGATACCATCTCCTTACTTGTGGGTGGTCATTTATTGTTAAAAGGAATTTACCCTTTAGATTTTTAAGTTTATCCCTTAGTAGTAAGTGTTCCTTTTCTCCAAATTCATTACCATACCCTTCAGTTTGAAAATATGGTGGATCTGCAAAGAAAAAACTATATTCTTTATCATATTTTTCAATAATTTTTTCAAATGACAAATTTTCCACATAAGTATTCCTTAGCCTTTCCTTTAGGTCATTTAAAACATTTTTATAAAATATTTGAGGCTTAGGCTTTGAAGTTGTGCCATAACCATAATGACACATTTTACTTGCAAAACTTTGAGATATTAAATATAAAAACCTTACAGCTCTATATATCTCTGTAAGGTATTCTATGCTGCAGTTTTTATATTCTTCAAATATATCTCGTCCAGAAAATTCATATTGTAGCAATCTTTCTATTTCTGGGGCGTGGTATTTTATCATTTTAAACAGATTTATTAATTCTTTATCTATATCATTTATAACTTCTACCTTACTAGGCTCTTTTCCAAAATAAACCCAGCCTGCCCCAAAGAAAAGTTCAACATAACATGTGTGCTCTGGAATCATTTCTATAATTGTTCTTCTTAATTTAGATTTTCCTCCCATTCTTGCAATCGGTGGTTTTAACATTTGTATCTTCCTCTCTTTTTCTTTTGATATAAAAATAGACAAAATAAAAACACCTATTTGGTGTCTACTTTGCCTTTATAAATTATTTAATTGTGTTGTCTTATAAATCACATATTTAAATTATACCTAATACTTTAATTTCTTATAAAAAATAGGCAAAATAAAAAGACTACATATTAATAGTCTTAATTTTATTGCTTAATTCTTATTTCTAATTATTGTATAATGGATTTTGCCAAATTATAAAAAATCCAATCTTATTAAAACTTACTATATTATCAGGATGCTTAAACTCAACCTTAACCTCATTGCCATTGGTTTCTATTTTATATTCATTAATAGCAATCTTTTCTTTTCCTATTATTAAGTCAAATTCTGAAAACAATATTAATTCCTTAGATATATTTCCATTTACATAAAAAACAATTGCTGACTGTATATTATTAATATCTTCTTCTTTACTCCATATTAAAGTCCCAGTTCCTTTTAACCATAGTACCTGGGGATTTTGTAAAACAAATAATTTAATTTTTTCATCAATTTTTTTAGATTCTTCTTCAAATTTTTTATTAAACAGATGTTTTGCTATAATTACAGCAGCTCCACCTGCTAAAGCTAAAGCTATAGCTAAAGTAGTTAAAAATGTACTAATATTAAACTTAATAGTTTCATCAATATAATTAATTCTATTAGACAAAGAATTAATTTGTTGTTGTAATGAGTTAATATCAATATTCATGTAGAATCACCTTCCTTAATCTAGATAATTCTACAATTTTTTATAAACTCCTGTATACAAACCCAAAATAAATAGCTTTAGCTAAAAACATTATTATTCCAACTGTAGCTACAGTTGTTATAAACAATTTAAAATCATCACTTATTTTTTCCATTTTTTCACCTCATTTTACCCAATAAAAAAAGACTATCTATAGTCTTAACTTATGCTTACTTTATATTCAATTATGTGTCCTCTTATTTATCTATTGTGTCACAACTTTTTCTGTACTGTCTTTTACATCTTCTTTTGTGTTTGGACTAACTTCTCCCATAAGCTCTGCATATTGTTCTACAGTTAGCTGACTAAAAGTATAAAATACATTTAACTTATTTGTCATGTCTTCCTTTTCAAAAGCATTTTTTCCTATTAGACTTTTTAATATTTCATATAACATATTTATTTAACCCCTTTCATTAATTCATTATATTTTTGCTCTATAGAATCATTTTGCAAAATAGTTATATCATTTTCTAATTTTTCTATTCTTTCCTCTTGTATTTCTTCTTTAGATTTTGAAGTATTTTCTTCATAATCTGGAATATCTTCATATTCATAAAATATTTTTTTTGTTTTAGGATTCCAATATCTAGAAGAACTTTTCCCTTTTATTTTTTCGGGTTGTGGAATTTCTTCAATAAATACACCACCTTCCCTTTCAATTTCCTCTTTTGATTTGTGAAGTCCATAAATTTCGTCGAATGGCATAAAATGAATAGATTTTATTTTATATTTTTCATCTGTTATCTTTTCAAAAGCTTCTAAAAGCATAATTACACCTCTCTCATTTTATTTTTATGATTATTAACGTTAACGCACAAACACTCTTATATAGTTTGACTTTATAAAAACAATTGTATTTAAATCACTTGTGGCATATCTATATGGTAAATCACTGCTTCCCATAGGAGGTAGTTCCGTTAATACTCTTCCTGTTAATCCTTTAGTATTTAATAAATATTCTATACCAAAACCATATTGATCAATTAATATACCTTTACCATTTAAATTCGGTAATCCTTCTGGTGGATATAATTCTCCATAAAAACCAACTTTATTTATTTCATTTAAATTAAAATCTAAAACAGTACCTATCTCAGACAGATATATTTTTTCAGCATAAACATTAGATACAATTTTATAAGCATTATTACGTCCACTATAAGAAGCAACAATAGTATTAGTTCTATAATCATATTTTACAAAATCGTAACCTGTTCTGTTATAAGAATAAATATAATTATTATAAAAAAAACTAGTGTCTTTAAAAACAGGTCCATCAGTAACAACTGAAAATTCCTCTTTAACTACATTTAGGTTTCTATCAAATATTGTTAAGTAAAATGATCTTCCGGCCCAACTATACATTACTGCTATATTGCCTGTTACTGGATCATCTAAAATCCTAGTCAAACCATGATTATATATATCACCTTCAGCTATTTTTTTTATTACTTGTGTTCCTGACTTATTGAATATATATAAATAACCTTTTTTTATTGAATCCCAGTCATATAAAAGTGCAAATTTATAGTTTAAAGAAGATTGAGGATAACTGTGTAATCTTAAATTATCTAAAGCTAAAGTTTGGTGAAAATCATTGTCATGTAAAACATTCATTTGCATAATTTTAAGCTGTCTATTATCATAATCTGATTTAAAGCCTGTAAAAACATTATCCGAAAAGGTACCATGAGGAGAATAACAATCCGAATTATCATTGGATATATAAAATTCTCTTACTTTTTTATATTTTTTATATTCATTTTTTTTTATCCCAATACCATGATATTTTAATAAATCTTCTCCAAACACTAGCTCACCACCCTGTTGATTATATTGCCATCTGTATCATATGTGAAAGTCCATGTGTAAGTTTTTATAGTTGTAGTACCTGTTTCGTTCTTAAATTCCCATGTATTTTTTGTATAATCATAGTTACTATCAGGATTACTTAGTTTAGATACCATATAATTAGTTCCATCTTTTCTTTTAAATGTAACTATTTTATAAATACCATTAATGTCTTTATCGCTTGCATATGAACTGTAACATTCCAATTTTTCTATTATTTTAGAAATATCTTTATTTATATTTTCTTTCGAGTTTTCATGTTGCTTCGTAATATCAGCCAATTGTAAAGTTGTATCTTTTTTAAATTTATCAAATTCTTCATTGGATGCTTTAGTTTTTATGTTTTCAGTATTAGTGTTTATAAGATTAAGTAAATTACCCGCAACATCTCCATTTAGTGTTTCTTTTAGTCCATCAAACCAAAACATAAAATCTGTTTCTAAATTTTCCTTTATATTCTGTAAGTCCTGTTCTGTTTTTCCTGTTATATTTTTATACCATTCAAGATATTGATTAAAGATAGTAGTTGTATCCACTTGATCCACAGTTCCATGGACGATTCCACATAATTCTTTATTTAGCCTTAAGTCTGTTATATCAACTTGCGCTATACTTATAGATCCAGCATTAACTTTTATATCTGCTAAGCCTAATTCATACATATCAGCATCTCTGGTTAATTGCGGTGCTTTAGGTTCACTAGCAAACTCACCTTTTTTTGTCTTTGCTCTTATTTCTCTTTCAACAACATCATATCGCAATACTATCTTGTCTATTCTATGCAATACACCATCTGCAACATCTATAGGTAAAATTAAATCATCTGTGTTTTCATACTTATAGCCATTAATCCAACCCTTACCTGGCTTAACTATTACCTGCATTCTATCCGTTCCTATTACCTGTAAATTTGTAGATGGGTTAGGAAACACACCATTCCCAATAAAACTAGCAAAATACTCTGCATAATTTTCTGCTTTATATACCCTATCCCATGTATCACCCACTTTCATAGCATTAAAAAATCCTGACCTTTCCATTATCTCACTTCCTTTTTAGATACTTTCTTTATTCTATCTATAATAGTAGGAATGCTATCTCCAAATATACATTCTAAATTGAAACCATTCGTTTCATATATCTCTTTAATCTCTGCAACCTTGCTATTAAGAGTTATACCCCATTTTTTATCCTGGACAGTAACAATATCTCCTAAGTCCCAATCTTGGCCATAAATAAAAGCTCCATAAGGAATTAATTGCGTTTCAAATGTTTCCACTATTTTATATTCTTCTAATTTTGGTTTTCCCATATCTTTTAATTCTGTAATATCCTCTGCTTGATTACAGTCTATAAAAATTTCTCTTCTAGCTAGTCCATTAGATTCTCCAATTTGTTGTATTAGTCGATCTTCATCTTCACCTTTGCCACCACAATAAGCTACGTTTTTATAATTAAGCAAACTTCTTAAAAAATGTTTATTTTTTATATTGTCAAAATCTATACTAAAAATCACTGGAGGATTTTCTTCTTGATCTGCAATAAGATTTCTTCCTTCTATAACATCAAAAATCCAGTTATTTTGTTCTACGTCTAATGTTATATCCCAACCTAATTGAGTGTACTCAGATATTTCTGTAATTTTATCAGATAAATTTTCATACCTAGCTCTCCATTTATCCTCTTTCCCACGTTTTTTATCTTCCGCAATTATAACTTGGGGTATTTTTCTATTAATATCTACTGGATTAACTACATTATTATTTACATATTGTTTTATAATAGTTTCTTGTGAACCTATTGCATTATCATATCCTTGTCCCATAGGTGGTATTATTAATCTTCTTTTAGTTATACCTTTTAAAGTAGGTCCTTTAATAACTAACTGTTCTTTGCCATCTTCACTCATAGACTTATCTATATGTTCAATTATCCCTACTTTATTAAAATAAACTCCTAAGAGGATTAAATTATCTTCTTGGAGTTTATCAGTATTTCGTTTATCCAAATTTATGTGTAATTCAAATTCTCCAACTTTAAAAAAACGTCTAATAAAAATTAGACTCTCATAGTTATCAATTTCACCAAGTAAATTAAAATCTTTATCTATAATTCTTATTGGTATATTATTCATAATCTATACTCCTATATATAAAGGTTTATAGTATAAAGCCATTTCCAAGTTATCTAATCCTTTTTCAGCATCATATCTAAATAAATTATCTCCTTGGGCCAATTGAAGAAATGTAGAATTTAAATCTATATAATAAAATACATTTTGTTTTACACCATTGCTTCTTATCATTTCAACTCTTTTATTTCCGAAATTAGTATTAACTACAAGTTTATCTCCAGCATTTAGTGTTCTTTTAATTTTTATATATTTTCTAGTATATACATCAAATAAGGAAGGATTAACAACTGTAGCTAATGCTTTAAATTCGATACGCATACCACATTCTACATCTCCACGATTCTTAGCATTTACAATAAGATTACTTACTCGATGTCCCATAATAATGCCTTCTGGCGGAATAATTAAAGGAAAATGGAAATCCCCTACCCATAAAGCTATTTCTTCTTTTTCTTCTATCAAATCCATCCAGAAAGGATTAGGACAATAAAACTGTATTAGAAACTCTTGCATATCATCTATTTGTTCTCTAAATGTTGGAGAACTATCTACAATACAATTTATAACATGCTCACTAGCATTATTGATATAAGTAAGAGTACCCTTTATCTTAGGATTAAATATACTACAAAGCTTTTGTCTCTTTCTATACATATCTTCTAGAGTATCTCCTACTATAGCTCCTTCTATTGGTAAAATTCTCTCATCTAAAAAAGTCCCATGATGTGTCTTGCCATCCTGTCCAGGTGATTTACTTGTTAATATTGTTGTTTTAAGACTTCCTAGATCAATCTTAGTTAAAATAAAAGGAGCAGAGTTACCTAATTCCATACTCTGTCCCCTTTCATTTTTAAATATAATTTTTTGCAACTTCTACTCCTCCTTAAGATGTACTAAAGCTTAAATTCCTTATCATTACTTCATTCTTTCTCATCATTTCACTTGGAGATAATTCTCTAGGGCTATTAAAAGTAAACCTATTGTGGTTTACTATACTTTTTCTATTATCAATAGTGCTTGAAGTTACATTGCTAGAATACTGTTGAATTGAATTTATTGCCGAAGATTCGGCTGCCATTGAATTTAAAGCTGAATTTCTAGCAACCTCAAAACTTTCCTGTATACTAGCTATCATGTCCTTAATTTCTTGTATTTTAGGCCTAAAGCCCTCTACAAGTTTTTCTCCAAGACTTTGTCCTGCTTGCTGATAAGCTTCCTCATAAGAATGTAACAATTCAATGATTTCCTTTTGATTATTGTCCATTATAATTCTTTCGGCTTCAGCCTGGAGTGCTGCATCATTAGTTTTTTTAGCACAAAAACTTCTATAGTCCTCAAGTTGTTTTTCTAAACTTTGTCTATTGCTTTCATATATAGAATTAATATTTTTCAATTCATTTTCTTTTTCTTTCTGTAGCTGCTCTTTTTGTTCTTCTAGTTGTTCTTTATGAATCCTTTTTTCTCTCTCTTTAAGAAGATTATTAAGTTCATTCTGGATTTCAATTTTTTTGAATTCATTATGTTCATATTCTAATGCTGTCTCAAGTTGGTTTATTTTTTTTAGTTCTTCTGCATTCTTATCAGCTTTATCTTCTTCTACAAGTTGTTTATCTATAGCTTCAATCTTAGCATCATAAAAACTTTCTATTCTTTTTATAGATTCATCTTTCCATTTTTCTAAATTTTTAATTTGAGTATTTATAGATTCCTCTTGTAGTTTTAGTTCATCTTCGTATCGTTGCTTTAATGCTGACTTAATTCTATCAACCATACTATTAATACTATCAGATACTTTTTTATCTGCTTCTTTTTGAGCATCTATAATCTTTTGTTTTGCATCATCAACTGCATTACCCATATTAATCAGTTCAGTTTTAGCCTCTTCTAACGATTTCTTAATCTTTACAGTTTCCTCTGCTGTATACCCAAAAGTCTTCGCTAATTCTTTATATCTATTTTCAAGTTCTTTTATTCTTTCTCCTTGAAGAATAACTATAGCTTGATGATTTAATAAATTTTGATTTAAATCTTTAGTATCAATACCTAACCTTTTTATAGCCTCATTGAATTCATTCAATGTATTATTAAAAGAATTCTCTTGTACTTTAAGAGATTTTTTAACTTCTTTTTCTCTCTTGTCTAGTAATTTCATACCATCATCATAATATTCTTTAAGTGCCCTTTTTGAACGCTCTAAGCTATCAACTTGTGCTTTCTGATTCGCTTTAGTAGTATTCAAAACTTGTTTCTGATACTGTCTTAAAGCAGCTATCTGATTAGCATAATTAGCCTTAGCATTTTTATCTTTAGTATTCTTTTGCAACTTTTGATAATAAGCTATCTGTGAATCTATTCTTGCTTTTTCTGTTTGTAGCTCTATACTATTTTCATTTTTAAGAATCCTCAAGCGATCTTCTACACTTTTAGCCCTATTTTCATAATCTTCTTTCAAATATTCTTTAGATTTTTCAATTTCTTCTTTATTTAATTGATCTATGAATTCCAAATACTTCTGATATTCCTTTTTACTATTAGCTCCCCAATTTAGCTGTCTTGCTAATCTATCTTTCATTACACTTTCTGATACACCAACTCGAGGATTAACAGCTACACTTTCTTTAGCCTCCGACATGGCTTCTTTTGCAATATTTTCAGGGTTATTATTAGCCTTATTATCTCCTAACAATGATGTTAATATCTTTTTAGATTCTCGATTATTAAATACTTTTTCTCCACCGTTAAATAATCTATACTGTCTAGATGCTACTATTTCAAATCCATCTTCGGCGACCTCATGTAGTCCAGGGCTTGCATAATCAGTACCAGTAGCATAACCTTTAGAATTTCCAACTTGCTTTTTAGACAATCTTTGTTTCATCGAATTAGATTGCGTATTATTGAATATTTTAGTTCCCTGGGGTAACTCTACTAATTTAGGGCCTTTCCCTGGTAATTGTATTAATTCGCTACCATCTTCATCTATCCATGTTAATCCACCTTCGAAGTAATCAGTTCCTGTCCATTTTTGTGGCACATCGGGAACAAAAGGTTGATTTGGATGAATAACTTGTTGAACTATACTAGCAATAAAAGGATGTTTGCTTAACCAGCTTTGTGCATTAGAATGTGCATCCCTTATCCAATCGAAAAGATTATAATTTATTTTAGATTGTGCTTTTACAGGATTTTCATATATGTTCTTATGAGATTCTTTATATTTACCTTCAATTTTTTGAAAAGGAACACCATTTTTTAAATCCTTGTCTATATCTTCTCTAGCTTTTACAGGATTGCCATATATCTGATTAGTGCCTCTATCCCATGCACCTACTATTTTCCCTGTAGTATTGTCAATTTCAATGTAACAATCATGCATTTGTCCTGTTGCTCTGTCCTTAATACTATAATATCCACTAGTTGTAATTTCTTTTAATCCGTTCATTTTAGATAAATAAGTATTCATTTCAAGTGTTTTTTGTTGTTCTTGTTTATTTAGCATAGTGCCATTATGCAAATCTAAATAATTTAATATTTGTCCATTTTTTTCTATTGCTGCATCCAAGAACCCTTGATACTTTTCATTCTCTACACCTATTTCTTTTTCTTTTGCACCTTCTAATTGTTTTATTTTATCCTCAATTAACTTTTGTGTTTCCTTATCAGCATCTTTAGAATACAACTTTAAATATTCTATTTGTTTATCATAATTTTCTTTTGTTTTCTTTATTTCTTCATCTCTAGCTTTTGCCTTTGATTCCATCAACTTAGATAATCCTTCCATATCTAAGTTTTTCATGCGAGCATTAAAATCCGCTTGAGCTGCTAAAAGTTCTTCTTTAGATTTAACAGTATTTTTCATTTCTATATTTCCAATTTGTTGGGTTAATTTTTTAATCTCTTTTAGTGTATTTTGCCTAACATCTCCAGTTTCTTTACTAGCTCTTTTTTCTAAATCTAATATTTTTTTCTTTGTATCTTGAATCTTTTTTATTTGATCATTTCCACTTTTATTAAGAGATTCTAATATTTTTTTCTCATTTGCATCTAATCCATCAGCCTTAAAGCTATCCTCTAAAACTTTTTTTATTTCAGGTTGCTTAGATTTTATTTTATTAATAGCACTGTTACATATATCATCCAGTTTAGCATTAAGGTTTCTTCCAGTTTCAGCATCTGCTAATTTATCTAGTTTAGCAGCTCCTTCTACTTCCATATTATAATTAGCTATTTTATTAGCTATGCCATCTAAAGCTTTTTGAGTTTCTGGACTTACCTTTTTACTCCACTCCCTATGTTTTACATTCATTTCTTCTAATTGTTTATTGGTGCGAATAACATGTCCATTTAGTCCCGCCATTGCAGTTTCCATAGTTCCCATATCTTCAGCACTTTTTATACAACTGTCATTTAAATATTGTGTATTTTTATGTGCTAAATATATAGCTCCTCCAACTGCTATAATTCCTGCCGCTACTGGTAATGCTATACTACCAACTGCTCCAAGTCCTCCTGCAAATAAGCCAAGTCCTCCTGAACCTCCAGCAACTTTTGCAGCTGTACCTACACCTTCAACTGCGGTAGCTACGGTCGAAGCCTCTTTAAATATTCCGAAAAATACTCCTACTTTTTTTCCTGTTTTAAGTAGAGTACCTACACCTTTAACGGCACCACCTAATCCACTTATAAATGGTCCTAATGCCGCACTAGCAAGTCCTGTCTTAATTATGAATTCTTGTGTAGCAGGACTTAATTTATTCATCCAATCTGCAAATTGCGATATTAGATTTATACCTTATTCTACAATTGGGAGTGCCTTTATGCCTAATTCCATAAGAGAATTTTTAGCTTTATTCATAGCCTTAACAAATTTAGTTTCTGTAGATTCTTCCATCTTATTATAAGCATCTTATAAAGCAGTAGTATTAGTTTGCATTACTTGCATAGATGCATTATATTTTGCTATCCCATTTTCACTAGTTAACATTAAAATACTGTTTAATCCT